TTAAATGCACGGATATAGCACTTGCAGCTATCGGATGCTAAGAAGAAAATGAAAGGTGCAGGGATATTAATTCGTAGGACTTAATATGCCCTAAACTTATAAATAATAATACAGATGGGAAACGCCAAAAATTTAAAAGAAAGTACAGAGGCATTACATATAGGTAGTGTTAGCGGTAGTTATTCTGATGATAAACTACTAACTGAGATTGAATATCTTGAGTATATGAGTAAAAAAGCAAAAACAGTAAACATAATAACTTACCCTGACGGAAGTAAAGGTGAATTAAATAAAGGTATTATCGTTCTCTTATAATTACTTTACAAAATACTTGCTTTTCTGTATAAATAATTGTACTTTTACAAAATATTAGACTATTTAATAATAGATGAAGTTAATACACAGGACATACAAATTTG